GACAACACCGACACTAACAGATCATCACCTGTTTCTGTTGTAGGTGGTTTTACTGACTGGTGTCAAGTTTCGGCTGGCGGAAGCAATTCATTAGGTATCCGAAAGTATTGATTTTTAAAAAATTCTACTATATAATCTAGATTATATTTGGAATCTTAAAATGAAAATCAATATTGGTGCAGGATCAACAAAAATAGAAGGCTTTGTAACTTGCGATTACGATGCTAGAGAAAACCCAGACTATTGTTTTAACTTAGAAAAAGATCAATTTCCCTTTTCAGACAATTCAGTAGAAGTAGTTGTAGCTCATCATGTGTTTGAACACTTAGGTGAAGGTTACTTTAACTGCTTACAAGAACTTTATCGTGTATGTAAACATGGTGCTACAATAGATATCCGTGTTCCGCATCACAGACACGATTACTTTTATGACGATCCAACTCATCGTAGACCTATCACAGTGGGTGGTTTGTTGTTATTCAGTAAAAAACACAACAGACTATGTGAAGAACAGGGAGCAGCAAGTTCTAGATTAGGATTGTATTTTGGTGTTGACTTTGAAATTTTAGATTGGGATTATATACCTTCAAAAGACTTTAAAGAACAATTTGTGGGTAAACCTAGAGAAGAAGTAGAAGCTTATCTAAAACAACATAATAACATAATTGAAGAATTGTGGGTGAAACTTGTCGTTATCAAAGACTAAAGAATTTATAATCCAAGATTTAACTACTGTAGTAATGGATTTGCTTGGTAATGAAAAACGAAAAATCGTTTTTGAAATGCTAGAACATTACTTTAAGCGGGCTGAATCTATAGAAGATTTTGATACTCTTGGATATCTATCACTAAAAGCAGAACACAGACCGCTTTATTTAAAATGTGCTGAAGCTGCTTATTCTAAAGCAGAAAATGGCCAGCAACTTTATATTGCTAGAGCTAATTTGTACAAAGCTTACAACGCATTAAATCAACCAGAAAAAGCACTTTTTTATATTGATTTAAATTTAAAAGTAACTCCTGATGATTTTGAAACACAAACACAACGAGCATTTAATCTTGCTTTAATGGGTGACAGAAAAACTTCTGAACTAATGCTAATCAGCTTAGCTGAAAAACATCCTGAAAAAGCTGATGCTATGAAAAATGCACTAAGCGGAAAGGTACTAAGAGAAGGTAATATTGCTGAAGGTGTATTAGCGTTCATGGGATCAATCAAGCCTAAAAATGGCAGATTTGAAGAAGTATTAGGCATGACTAAATGGACTGGTACAATTCAACCTGGTAGAACAATTTATGTTGACGGCGAAGGTGGCATTGGTGATGAAATAATCAATATCAGATTTTTTGATTATATCAAAGATTTAGGTATGAAACCTGTATTATACTCTACTTGGAGCAAATACCGCGAAGATACTGTAAATCTTTTTCGCAGAAACGGATATGAAGTAATCACAGAAACTTATTCTATTGATCGTAGGCAACTGTGGACTCCCATGATGAGTTTGCCTGGTTATCTTAATTTAACTGAAGATAAACTGTGGCGTAAACCTTATCTTACACCCATTAAAAATCCTAAAAATAAAATCACAAGTGATAAATTTAAAATTGGTATCAAGTGTTCGGGCAATCCTTATTTCTCACAAGATGAATACAGAAAAATTCCACTTGAACTAATGCTAAGTTATATGCCTGAACAAGCAGAAATTTATTACATAGACAAAGAAATAAATCATGAAGGTTGTATTGACTTGGGTAATAGAATTGAAACTTGGGAAGATACACTAGATTTTATAGATCAAATGGATTGTATCATAAGTAGCTGTACAAGTTTAGTTCACGCTGCTGGAGCAATGGGTAAAACTTGTTTTGTTATTGTGCCTATAGCAGAATATTATATTTGGTCTACTTCACACAAAGATACAACAACACCATGGTATGGTAACAACTTTCAAGTACACAAACAAACTAAAGTAAGAGACTGGCACGAACCTCTTACTAATGTAAAACAAAGAGTTTTAAAATTAATGGAAAACAAATGAAACAATATCACTTTATAACTGGATTGCCACGAGCAGGATCAACGCTGCTAACTTCTATCTTAAAGCAAAATCCTAAATTTCACGCATCAATTACTGACCCATTAGCTAACTTAGTTAAGGGTGTAATTGAAGCAGCACAAGACAGTCCGGGAATGAAAAGCGAAGTTCCTGTACAACGAAGAAAAAATATTGTCAATGGATTGTTTGAAGGTTATTATCAAGATGTTGACAAGCCTGTTATCTTTAATACTAATCGTGCTTGGACTTACTTAACTAATGTAGTAAAAGACCTGTATCCTAAGTCTAAATTTATTGTGTGTGTTAGAGATATTAATTGGGTAATAGACAGTTTTGAATTAGCACACAGACGCAATCCTTTTTCTACTAATACAGTTACTGGCGGTCTTTCTGGATCAGTTTATTCAAGAGCAGAAATGCTTATGGAAGAAAAGGGAATAATTGGTTTTCCTTATTTAGGTATCAAACAAGCAATAACTGGTACAGAAAATCATTTGTTGTTTATTTTAGAGTACGATCAATTAACTAAAAATCCTAAAGAAACTATTAAAGCACTTTATAACTTTATTGGAGAACCGTATTTTGAACATGACTTTGATAATGTTGAAGCATCTTGGGATGAATATGATCAAGAAATCGGCATCAAACTTCATGAGGTTAGAAAAAAAGTTGAACATAGAACTAGAAACTTTATATTGCCACCAGACATTCTAAACAAATATGATAAACTGGAAGTGTGGCGTAGATGAAATCTGTTGAAATCTTTTTAAGAACATGTGATAGAACCAATGTTCATATAGATTGGCGAGTTCGTTATTGTAATTTGTCTAAACCAGAAATAGTAATAGGCTGTACACAGTCTTTAGTAAATTCTATTAAACAAGTAAAAGACTGTATAGTTAAACTAACAGTATTAGACGATCATTCTAGTGAAGAAACAAAACTAAAGATTAAAGAAATCATTCAGCCAGTCAGTGGTTCTTTTATTGAGCTAACTGAAACAGGGTACAACCATTCAGCACATCAACAATGGTTAATGTGTAGGGACAGTAAAGCAAATTTAGTTTATTCTGTTGAAGATGATTATTTACATGTACCTACTGCTATTCAAGAAATGATAGACAGCTATACATTATTTCAAGAAAGATTAAAAAGAAATGATATCGTGCTTTATCCTTTTGATGAACCCAGCGAATATAATCCTCCTAATAGAAATGATTTTATAGTTCATGGATCACATAGACATTGGCGCACTGGTGTGTTTACTACTAATGTTTTATTTACAGTACCTGAAATATTTAAAGCTAATTGGGACTTGTTTGAAGTGTTAGCGTTAAAGTATAACGGTGATTATTTGAATCCTAGAACAGAACATTACGAAGAGTCTAATACGATTTGGAAGATATGGCAAAACAATCAAGCTGTAAGATTTAATCCTATTCCTAGTTTAGCATTACACTTACAATTTGAACAGCAAATAGATCCGTTTATTGATTGGAAAAAGTGGTGGGATGAATACACAAAATAATGTGTTTATTATTACTTCTACTATAAACACTCCATTTGGATTAATCTCAGTAGAAGGTAGGTATCAACAAACTATTGATACTATTGATTCTATCAAGCAACAAGATAAAAATGCTGTTATAATTTTAATTGATAATTCAACTGTACCTTTATCTGATGCACAGTACAACATATTAACTGCTAATGTTACTTATTTTTTAGATATTGGAAACAGAACACCGTGTAAACTCTTGAATAAAGATGGTGTAAAGGGTGCAGGCGAAGCATATATGTTGTTAGTAGGGTTAGATTTGATAAAAAAAATGAATCTTTTACCCAAAAGAGTTTTTAAAATATCAGGAAGATATAAACTAAGTAATACATTTAGCATAGCTTTTTATAATGATACTTATGGTAAGTATGTGTTTAAAACTCGTACTACTAATGAATATGAAACAATATCATTACATGCTAGATTATGGTCAGCATGTGGGTCAGAACTAACAGATATGAAAGAGTTAATTGCTAAATCGTTTTATCAGCACATTGTTGATAATACTACTATAGAAGAAGCTATGTTTAAGAACATAGACAAAACCAAATTGTTAGAAGTAGAACAAATACATTGTGAAGGGCTAATAGCTCCTTGGAATACTTTAATTAATGAATAAAACTTTTATTATCAACGGCGGAGCTGGAAGAGTAATTACTGCTATACCAGCATTAGAAAAATATCACAGACTAAATCCTAACGATGACTTTAAAGTTATCGTACATGGTTGGGAAAGCTTGTACTGGTCTCATCCTATATTACAACAAAAAACAATTGGTATACATCAAAAAGATATCTTTGAACAGTATATTAAACCCAGACAAATTATATGTCCTGAACCCTATTATCAACATGATTATTATAATCAAAAAATATCATTAGCTGAAGCGTTTGATAGAGAAATAAACAAAACACAAGATCATAGTGACTTAACCAAACCAAATATTTATTTAAGTACATATGAAAAAAATTCAGTTAAAAGAATCATTCAAGAGTTTAAAGAAAAAAACAACAAAAGTAAAGTAGTTGTGTTTCAGCCATATGGCAGTACTATGCAAATTACAAACAATAGACCTTATGATTCTTCTCATCGTAGTTTAGATTGTGATGATTATTTGTTTAT